TATTTTCGATATTCTCCCTGAAACATAATTTTGATTGGAAAGATAAACGAGAATTTGAACACTCCGGCAATTTGTCGTTGACAGCTACCCTAAAAGACCTTGAAGGCGATGAGTTTTGAAGGATATATCAAGAGTTGCTGAAACATCGCTGCAATCGGCTAAAACAAGCCCAAAACGATACAATAGAACAAGTGTTCGATGTGCGGAAAATACAGGTTAACACCCTATGAAGCATCGCGAAGTTTTTTCATTTTGAAAAATATTCATTTTGGGGATCTGGCGAAGTTGACAAACAGGAATTTGAAAGTCGACAGCTCACCCCCCCACCTTCGCAACAAGGTCGGGGCAGGGTAAAAAAATCCCCCCTTTTCCAAGCCGAATATAATAACCCAACTCGAAAAAATATTTTTTTTGACAAAAGAGGTGTCCCTGTGGCAATCAACACTAAAAAGTTCATTGAGAAATGCCTAAAAATCAAAAACAAAGATGCAAGGCTTGTTCCGTTGAAACTAAACCCTCCGCAACTAAAAGTTTATAATGCGATAAAGGAGTGTCATGAAAACGGTAAACCGGTAAGGCTTATAATTCTAAAAGCCCGGCAGATGGGGTTTTCAACACTAACCGAAGCGATCATATTCAAAAAGACCTATGTATCTTCGTTAATATCGAGTGGTATTGTAGCCCACGAAGTAACTGCAACAAATAACTTGTTCAACATGAGTAAACGGTTTTATGACAATCTGCCTGTTGAGTTTCGTGATGCTGTGAAATTACAAGCGAGTAATGCGAAGGAAGTCATATTTGCAAATCGAGATGGCAATTCACAAATCAAATGTATGACCGCCGGAAATGAAAGAATTGGTAGGTCGGACACATTTCAGAACCTTCACATATCGGAATACGCCTTTTGGAGCGGAAATAAGGAGCAGACATTACTTGGACTTTTACAAGCTGTTCCCAATAAGCCTGAAACGATGGTAATTATAGAATCCACCGCCAATGGATATGAGGATTTCAAAGAGCGTTGGGATGCGGCGGTAAACGGTGAAAGCGATTACGTTCCAATTTTCTGTGCATGGCACGAAATGCCCGATTACCGAATGGAGTATGACGGATTCGTATTAAACGAAGATGAAATACTCTTGCAAAAGACTTATGAATTAGACAACGAGCAATTAGCATGGCGAAGGTGGTGCGTAAGAAATAACTGTGGTGGAGATGAAAAGTTATTCCGGCAAGAATATCCGGCGTGTCCAGAGGAAGCCTTTTTACTATCAGGTAGACCGGTATTTGACAACGAGAAGATTCTAAATAGGATTCGTGAATTAGAAAAGCAGTATCGTGAAGTACCGTACAAAGAAGGGTACTTTCACTTTGAATACAACGCCCAAGACCGGATTAAACCCGAATCAATACAATTCATCGAGAGTCATCAAAAGAACTTTGTAAGGCTTTATCAGAGCGTCATAACGGACATTCCGTATGTAATTGGTGGAGATACGAAAGGCGAAGGCAAGGACTACTACGCTGGAACTGTAATAAACAACATTACCGGCAAAAGGGTAGCAACGCTTCACATGGACATTTCCGAAAGCAAACCCTATACACACCAGATGTACGCACTTGGGATGTATTACAATACTGCTTTAATGTCGATTGAGATTAATTTCAACACCGCACCCATTGAGGAACTGCAAAGGTTAAATTACCCAAGACAGTATGTACGCAGGAAATATGACGATTACAACAAACGCACCGAGGAAAAATTCGGTTGGAAAACAGACGGAAACACAAGACCGTTAATAATCGACAAGGAAATCGACATAATGAACAACCATACAGACTTGTTTACGGACATTCCGACTTTAAGAGAAGCCATGACATTTGTGTATGACGATAAAGGCAGACCTGATGCTATGAGTTCAAACCATGATGATTTACTTATGAGCGATATGATAGCCAACGAATGTAGAGGGCAACAAAGTTTTGAAACGAAAGGTGATGAACAGAAGAAAGTATATGTAACCAACTCCATGTACGAAGATTATCTAAACGCAAAGCCGGAGGACAAGGAGTTGTTAGAACGCGTATGGGGTGGAAAGCCCGAAAGGAGAGTATCTTGAATATCCGAAAACATTTGATTTGTGGATTTATCGTAACAGAGTTTGAAAAAGGCATAGATGGAGCCATTGTTTACGATGTTACGGTAGATGAAGCATCTTCATTTGATTTGTTAAAGAGTCTTCATGATTTAGTGGACCACCTAACACAAGCCCAACGTGATTTTTACTATCGTCATTCTGACGGATTGATTGAAATGGAATTTGAGCTTACCAGTCAACTGTCCTCTGTTACAAAACGGTTGGACAAAATCGAATCAAGGCTGAATGAATTATTAGGAGAGAATCAATGAAAAGCACCGAGAGAATGAACTTTTGGAAAGACAAATACGAAAATGCCAAATCGTCATACGCATCCGAACTAACCTTAATGGAGCGTTCTTTGAAACAGTATAACGGAACAATGCAACCCTCGTCTGGAAAAGCAACCAAAACTCTTTATAACGTAACAAAAGAGCTGATAGAAACCACCATTGATTCACAAATCCCCATGCCAAAAGTGGAGCCTAACATTCCAACAGACAAAAATAAGCGACTTGCACGAACCATTGAAGATATGTGCAAGTTTGAAGTTAAAAGGTTGCGACTTGCCGAAAACAACGATGAAGATGAACGAACCACAAGGACACTTGGCGGTGATATTTATTTTGTCGAGTGGAACAATTTGGTAAGGACACACAATACGGTGGGTGCGGTGAATGTAAGAGTGATAAACCCTCTTCAGTTTATTCCGCAATCCAACATCCACCGAAAAGAGTATATGGATTATTTCTTCTTTGATTTTGAAGTAACCAAAGACTCTGTTAAAAAGAAATACGGTGTTGATGTATCTGATGAGTCAATGGATGCCGAAAAGGGAACGGACATAAATAATGATTTAGTAACGCAACATTATGTTTTCTACCGGAATGTCCACGCAATAGGTTGTTTCTCATGGATAGGCGAAACCATAGTAATTGACGATCCAAAATACCAATTAAGGGGCAGGAAAGTATGTTCAAGATGCGGTCTAACCAAATCAGGCAACAAATGTACTTGCGGATCAACAAAATTCGAGAAACGAGATTTAGAATACGAAGAACTCACGGAAGATGTAATCAGAGAGGACGGTACGGTGATTCCTTCTATGAGTTGGGCGAAAGATGAAGAAGGCAACATTCTGTATCGTGATATGGAGTTTCCTGTCTTTGAACAGATGCAAGACGAATATGGAAACCTAACCGAGGTTCCGGTTTACGAAAGGGAGTTTGACGATAATCAGAAAGTCATTGCCGAAAAGCAAATGACCCGTATGGAACAACACCCCTATATGGAACCAACCAAAATTCCATATTACTTGCCAAAAGGATTCCCCATAGCGGTACGAAAGAATGTATCTTCCACAGAAAAATTCATGGGTGATGGCGATGCGGCAATGATTTATGAAATCCAAGACACCATGAATAAAGTCGCTACCCGAATGATAGAGAAGTTGATGAAAGCCGGTTCCATTTTGAAGAAACCGAAAAACATCAACTTTAATTTTTCCAACACCGAGCAGATAGTCGAGTTTGAAAACCCGGCAGACGCTAACGGAATTGGGGTAATCAACTTGACATTCGATGTGCAAAGCGACATGAACACTTTGACATATCTTTACAACACCGCCAAATCCGTTTTAGGCATTTCCGATACATTCCAAGGCAAACAAGACACTACTGCCAAATCAGGTAGAGCGAAAGAAATTCAAGTACAACGAGCATTAGGTAGGCAGGAAAGCAAGATTGTTATGAAAAACGCCGCCTATTCGGAACTTTATAAACTGATATTCCAATACAATCTTGCCTATGCTGATGAACCGAGAAAGTTTGAATCGCAAACCGAAGAAGGCGAAATAGCAGAAGGTATTTTTAATCGCTATGACTTTTTGGAACAAGACGAGTATGGAAACTGGTATTACAATGACGAGTTTACATTTTCTACCGACTCGCAAGGAAGTACCGCTGAAAACCGTCAATATGTGCTTGAAACAATGGAGATGGACTTCAAAGCCGGACTTTATGGCGATTTACAAGACCCTGCTACAATACTGCAATTTTGGAAAGACAGAGAATCCATGAATTATCCAAACGCCAAACGCCAAGTAGCAAGGTGGCAGAAGAAAGCGGAAGAACAAAAGCTAATGCAACAACAAATGATGGGGGGTGATGTGGGTGCTATGCCAAACTTGCAAAATAACGGAACTAATGGTGGACTCGGTTATTAAAGACGGAGATACCACCAAATATGTCTATGTGTGCATGAATCCGCAATGTGCCGATTACAAACAAGCGTTCACATTAGACGGAAATAAAGTTGAAGCCAAGATAATAGTCGATAACAAGTAAAACATCGCTGTAACAGAGCGTAAGAGGCTGATATGGAGCAAATAAGATGCCCGAACTGCAACAAACTATTATTCAAGCAAGACCTAAAAGGACTTGCAGAGATAATATGTCCTCGTTGCAAAACAAAACTACTGTTGATTTTCCCAAAAGGGGATCGAATAATCGTTGAGGAACGAATACCGAAAGGAAAAAAATAATGAATGAGAACAACATTTTAGACGAAATGCAAGAAGAAGTCGTGGTTCTTCAAGCGGAAACCGAAGTTTCAGAAGAAATTGAAGAAGTTATAGAGGAAACCGAGGTAGAGGAAGTCGCTACTCCTAAACAAAGCAAGGAAGAAAATGCGAAGTATGCCGCCGCACGAAGGGAAGCGGAATCCAAGATGAAAGAAGCTGAACGAAGGGCCGCCGAACTGGAAGAAAAGACCAAACAAATGCAAAAACAATTAGATTCACTTATAAACGCAACGAAATTGTACGGATATGAGGGTTCGCCCGAAGAAATATCCGACCAGTTAATTGCATCCCAGCGTGAAATTACACCGGAAGAAGTGAAACGAGAGCGAGAACAACGAGAGAAGGAGATTGAAAGTATAGTCAACTCCCATCCAGCGGTGTTACAAGCTCAAACATTGGCAATGCAAGTGGCACTTGAAAAGGAACTTCAAGAAATCCAAAAAATCAATCCGGAAATCCGGTCATTAAACGACCTTCAAGGCAATCCGGAGTTTGACGAGCTGGTAATCAAAAATGGAGTTAGCCTGTCAAAAGCATACAAACTAACGTATAAACAACCTACCTTGCCAAAAGAGAACACAAAGGAACATCTTACAGGAATAAATACTGGCGATAAATCAAATGATGGACTTGTGGATATACCGCAGTCCGAACTTGGTTATTTCAAAGATTGTTTCCCGGATGAACCAATGTCTAAACTCAAAGAGAGATATAACCGAATATTAAAAAGACAGAGAGGAGAATAAGCTATGGCTTTTAAGTTAGAAAGGGCACTGTCAGCACCGAACTTTGAACAGTACGAACTCTATCCGACAACTGCGAGTGAAACTTACAAACAGGGAGAGGTGCTTACAATTACAAACGGTAAGGTAACCGCCGCAGGGGATGATACAGATGGAACTCAAATGTTTATTTGCGGTGCAGACTATGTTGCACCTGCATCTGGCAATTTGCCGATTCCGGTGTATAGAATCCAACCGAATATGGTTTTCAGAGTGAAATCACAGGCAGACAATTCAGCTGGTGTAATTGGTACTTTGGTTACGCTTCATACAGACGAATTACAGGTTACTGCAACAACTACAAAGGGTGTGTTTGAGATTATCGACTTGTTAGGTAATGGCGCTGCCGGAACTGAAATTTTGGGTCGATTCCCGACAGCCGCAGGTAGATAAGGAAAGGAGATAAACGATGGCAGGAGTAGTATTTTCAAAACTTTCCGGTAAAAATGATTCTCTGTATAAAGCAGTAGAAGGCGTATTAACGGAAATTATAACAGATGTTGATACCGGAAAAACTGACGATGATAAGGTGTTAGAAGCGGTATTCAATGTAAAGAAATCAAACAAGTTTGGTGAACGAGTTGGTGGAATGACCGAGTTTTCCAACTTTGCACCGGTAAATGAGGGTGGAGTTGCACAACTTGACGAACTGCAAGAAGGTTATGCCAAGTTGGTAGTACATACCCAGTTTATGAAAAGTTTCAACACCACTCGCCAAATGGTGAAAGATGGTGAAATTGACACAATGAAAATTGCGGCGGCAAACTTTGTGAAAGCCTACAAGCGATCTAAATTAGAGTTTGCAACCCAATTTTTAACCACCGAGGGAACCACGTTTACTTTTGGTGGACAGACATTCGATAAAACAACAGGTGATGGAAAAGGTTTGTTCGCAACAGACCATACTTCTAAAACCGGTGGTGCGGACCAAAGTAATGTTTACACTAACGAACTTGGTAATGACTCTCAAATGCTAATGAGATTGGCTAATCTTGGGCGTAACTTCAAGAACGATAGTGGACATAGTATGGGTTATGTGTTTGATACCATTATGCTTCCGGGCAATGTATGGGATATGGAAGATACTGCCCGAAAGATTATCTTGTCGAGCAATATTGTAGGAAGTGCCAATAACGACATCAACACACAAAAGAACAAATGGAACTTAATTGTAAACCACCGTTGGGAAGCGGCATCTGGAACGAAGCCTTATATTTTACTGTCCAGCGAAGCAAACAAAGAGCTAATGGGTCTTGTGTTCTACAATCGTGAACCGCTTGATGTGATGAACGATGTGGATATTAACACAAGAAATCTTGTTTGGAACGGTTATACAAGATTTAGTGCAGGGTGCTTTAACTGGCGTTGTGCCATTCTTGGTGGTGCAACTTCCGGTACAACTTTGACTTAACTTAATGGGGGGGCGTAATGCCCCCTTTTTATCAAAGGAGAGTAACTATGATTACATGGAAAGATGATAAGACTTTTGTTGATAGTGGAAGAATTTTTGAAGTTGACAAAAAGAACGATGATGGTTCGATGATTGCTCACTTAATAGGGTTTGAAGATAGAGGTAAGTTGGCGGCATACAACGAAACCTCTGATATGCCATTACCACCCTTGGAAGAAGTTGAAGAAATTAAAGAGGAAGTCAAAGAGGAAATTGAAGAAATCACCGAACCTCCAAAGTTTATTTGTCAATATTGTGGTCGAGAATGTTCAGCTAAAATCGGACTGATTGGACACGAAAAGGCTTGTCCTGAAAACCCTGTCAACAAGAAAGGAGAGATAGATGGCTAATGTTCAAACTAATTTTACTGAAGTAACAGCCGATGTGTTTACAGGAGCATTAACAGGAAACGTAACCGGAAATGTAACTGGTTCTGCTGGTTCACTTGCTGGGGTATTAAATGCAACAGCGGAAATTTCCAAAGAGGCAGATTATGCACTTTTAGCAACAGATAAGGTTAAACCAATCATTGTTGCTAAAATGACAGCCGAAAGTAAAGTCTTAACACTTGGACTTGCGGCGAATCAAGCGGTCATTGTGTATAATTCCGGTACTAATACATTTAAAGTAAAGAATGTTGCAGCTGACACCGGAACAGATTTGGCAACCACCAAAGCAATTTTGGTAATTGGTTCAGCAACAAAAGATGCTTCAATAGTGGTGGCACTTAATTAAGAGGGGGCAACCCCTCTTTCTTGTGGTAGCAAGGGTTAAAATGTGGGTTCGACTCCCACAACTACGAGAAGGGAGAAATAAACATGAATTGGGGAGAGATAAAGTTAGCCACTTTGAAGAAAATAGATCCTTCGTATACTTCCTTAACGCCAAACAGAAACACGAAAGACTATCTCAATTCAATGGTCGAGGTTGGGAATAGGGGATTACAGGATTTGTCCACAGCCGGAAAGTACATTATAAAGAGTTTTGAGATATTGCAAAACCCGATTGAAAATTTACTGGGCGATATGTCAAATATCTATCAACACCTAAACGATGACATAGAGTATACCGCAACAGCGTATGCGTATTCGTTTGATGTAGATAATCCTTGCGAGGTACTGATTTATGTTGGGGATGTGCTTTTTGACACAATAACTCACGAAACATCGGTTTACACAAATTACAAAGGCAAAATAACAAATGATGATGATGAAGACGTTACTATTATATTCTCAGGCGATTATCCGTACCAATACACCAATGTAGCACTTTACGGTGTGAAATTTGAATCAGATGAAAAGGTATGGCAATATTCCAAAAGCAGAAAGTATAATTTCAAAACATTAGTAACCGACTTTTATCGACTTCACCATACCGATGTAGTGCATGAAAACCCCTATTTGAAAATAGATGATTATTTTTGGGAAGGCGATTCTGTTCTTGTTTTAGATGGTACTCAATCAGGGAAATGGATTGTTCACTACTTTGCATATCCGCAGACTTTGGTTTCATCTACACCTGACAATACCGACATGGCACTTGACCCCGAAGTGGAAGCCTTGTTGCCTATTTATATGGCGAGTGAACTTTATTTCGAGGAAGCACCAAGCAAAGCAACGCAATTCCGTAACCAATATGAAGCCGGTAAAGAACAGTTAAGACCAAGTGATGTTTTGGGTAAACCTCAATTTGTTGATGCGAATGGGTGGGTATAATGAGATTTAATATTCCGGCAGACGAGCCAATATATACTTTGAATATTGAAAACTGTAACGGAGCAGACACAAGAAACGCTCCGTCAAAAATCAGACTTAATCGAAGTCCGTCATGCCCCAATATGATTAGAAAAGCGCCCGGTCATAATGTAAAAAGACCGGGTTTTGAAACGCTATTAAGTTTAGGTGTAAAGATAAACGGTGTTCATGTTTTAAGAGCTTCCACAACGAAAGTTGTTGTTCACGCCGGCACGAAACTTTATTTAGTAACCTTGGGTGCAACTCCCTCCTCAACAGATTTGGGTGTAACCGCAAACAACAGTTTCTCCGTATCGTTTCAGATGAACAGCAAACTCTACATATTAGACGGTGCGAAATACTTTACCTATGACGGAACAACCGTAACCGAAGTTGTAGGGTATGTTCCGACCATTTTAATTTCACGTGATCCGGACGGTGGTGGTACAGTTTACGAATCGGTGAATCTGTTATCAAACTTCCGATGGGAACGGTTTTTAGGTGATGCTGGTAGTACGGTTTATCAGTTGTCTGCAACAGGGATAAACGCTGACGAGGTAGAGGTTAAATCATTACAAGTTGACGGTACATTCAGTACACTTACCGAAGATACCGATTTTACAGTTGACCGAACAGCCGGAACGGTAACATTTGATGCAGCAATTCCAACTCCGGCGGTTGGCGTGGACAATATCTATATCAAGTACAGTAAAACCGTAACAGGCTATGCTGACCGAGTTAAGAAATGTACCATTTGCACATTGTATGGTCTTAACGGTGCAATGGATAGAATTGTCATAAGTGGAAATACTGATTACAAAAACACTCAATGGCACTCACGTTCAAACGACCCAACATATATTGGAGATACTTATTACACAATGTCGGGGCAAGATAGTGCAAGTATCATAGGGTACTCTATATCGGGCGATTATTTAGCGGTACACCGAGATTACTCTGATAATGGAAGTAATGTTCATCTTATGCGTGGTTCGTTGGTAGACGCTGTATTTACCCTTGTATCGGTAGGTGCGTATTCATCAGAGGGTGCATTAAGTAAGTATTCGTTTGCATCGTTTGACAATGAGCCAATGTATCTAACGGTTAATAAAAATATTTCAGCAATCACGCCACAAGATTATTCAGGCGAGAAATTCTCACAAGAACGGTCATATTATCTCACTCCCTTAATGGAAAGTTATGTTACACAAGACTCCTACGCTTGTATATGGAATGGGTTTTATGTCTTATCAGGCGGTGAGTATTTGTTTTTATTAGACTCTGTTCAGCCAGTTTATGAACGAAATGAACTTTATGCAAACAGACAATACGAAGGCTATTACTGGACAGGAATCAACGCAAGAGTCTTGAAAGAAATTGACGGTAATCTGTATTTTGGCACAGTAGATGGCAAGTTAAAGAAATTCACCGATGGTGTTTATACAGACGATGAAACCACTTCAACCGAAACGGTAGTAATAGACGGAAAAGACGTAACCACCAGTTTATCATACAGGTGTTATTGGGACACTCCGGAAATCTATGGTAAGGAAGTTGAATTAAAGAAAACCTTTAAGCACTTGGCATTACTTTTGACTTCATATCCGCATACAGGGTGTAGGGTTTGGATAAAAATTGACGGAATATGGGAAGTGTTATTTGACTATGACAACACCGCCAATTATTTTGACTTTTCTGATATACGGTTTGACGAAATGACTTTCCGAACAGACGATACACCAATTATTGTAGGTGGTAAGTTTAAGGTTAAGAATGTATTGCATACACAACTTCGATTTGAAAACTCAAAGCCTGAACCGTTTGGAATCTATTTTGCGATTATCAAATATGCTCTTGGTGGCGAATATATTAAGTAAAGGAGAACAGAAATGGCATTAACAAGTAG